CCGCAAAACGCGCATCCACAGTTCAGGGCATGACGAATGGCCAATCACCGCCTGCCGGCAGCAAAGGCCGACGTTAGCGGCGCGGCCATCAAGAACCCGCAGCGCCACAAGGCCCGAAACGTGCCCAAGGGGACGCGGTCTCTGGGCCAGCCTTATGCGCGGATGACGCCGGGGCAAGCCGAGGCCTGGGAGGAGTTCCGGGAGGAACTTCCGTGGCTGAACTCGGCGCACCGGGCGCTTCTGCAACTGGCCTGCGTCCTGCGAGACCGCCTGAACAACGACCCGGAGATGGGGGTGAATGCCCTGTCGGCTTACAGTTCGATCCTGTCGAAGCTGGCGGCGACGCCGGTTGACGAAACGAAAGTAGGAACGCCGGATGGGGAGGACGAAGACCCCGCCGATCAGTTCTTCCGCGCCCGACCGCACTAAGGATTACGCCGAGGCCGTTCTAGCCGGAGAGATTGTCGCCGGGCCGCACGTCCGTAACGCCTGCCGCCGCCATCTGGAGGATTTGAAACGGACGGACGGGATCAAGTTTGACAGGGACGCGGCCGAGTATGCGTTCAGGTTTTTCGAGGGCGTCCTGCACCTAAGCGAAGGCCAGTTCGAGGGCCGCCCGTTTTTGCTGGACCCGTCTCAGGCGTTCATCATCGGCTCGCTGTTTGGCTGGAAACGGTCGGACGGTCGGCGGCGGTTTCGCCGGGCCTACATCGAGCAGGGCAAGGGCAACGGAAAGTCGCCCCTTGCCGGTGGCATCGGCCTCTTCGGCATGACGGCGGCGGGCGAGTCCGGCGCTCAGATTTACGCGGCGGCAGCCAAGCGGGAACAAGCGGGCATCCTGTTTGCCGATGCCGTGAAGATGGTGAAACAATCGCCCGCCCTGGCCAAGCGGCTGGAGTTTTCGGGCGGTGCCGGGCGCGAGTTCAACATCGCACACCACGCCAGCGGATCGTTTTTCCGTCCGGTGTCGAGGGACACGGGCAAGACCGGCTCCGGGCCTCGCCCGTTTTTCGTTCTGGCCGACGAGGTTCACGAACTCCCTGATCGAAAGATCATCGAGATGCTGGAGCGCGGCTTTAAGTTCCGCCGCGAGCCGCTGCTGTTTATGATTACGAACTCGGGCTCCGACCGTAACTCGGTGGCTTGGGAGGAACACGAACACGCCATCAAGGTCGCGGCGGGCAACATCGACGCGGTGACCGACCCGACCTATCTGGGCGAGGTCATTGACGACACGACGTTCAGTTTCGTTTGCAGTCTCGATGACGGCGACGACCCGCTGAACGATCCATCGTGCTGGATCAAGGCAAACCCCCTCCTCGGGGTGACGATAACGGAAGAATATCTGCGCGAGACGGTGGCGCAGGCGAAGGCGATCCCCGGCCAGCTGAACGGCATCTTGCGGCTTCATTTCTGCGTCTGGACCGATGCGGAGACGGCGTGGATGACGCGAGCGACGCTGGAGCCTTGCATCGCGGATTTCGACCCGGCGTCCCATCGCGGGAAGCCGGTATGGTTAGGGCTGGACCTCTCGCAGAACCGGGACATCACGGCGCTCGGCGCGGTGGTCAAGACCGGCACGAACGACGAAGGTAAGCCGACGTTTGACGCTTGGGTGGAAGCCTGGACGCCGGGCGACACGCTAACCGCTCGGGAAATGCGGGACCGCCTGCCCTATGCGGTCTGGGCCCGCGAGGGTCATATCCACGCCCCATCCGGGGAGAGCGTTAGCTATCGGCACGTCGCCCAGACGCTGGCGGAATACGACCGGGACTTCGATGTCCAGTTGGTCGCCTATGATCGGTTCGCCTTCAAGCGGTTCGAGGAAGACGTTAACGAGCTGGGCCTGTCGGTTCCGTTCGCGGAGCATCCGCAGGGCGGGCTTAAAAAGGGCAAGCCCTTGGAAGCCGGGGGCGAGGGCCTTTGGATGCCGGGGTCCGTCCGACTGCTTGAAGAAGCCCTGCTCGAAGGCCGCATCCGCCTGAAGCGCAACCCAGTCCTGATCTCCGCGATGATGTCGGCGGTGATCGAAGAAGACAAATGGGGCAACCACTGGCTGGCTAAGACCCGGTCGGTAAACAAGATCGACGCGGCGATTGCGCTGGCGATGGCCCTGGGGGCCGCAATGGGCGGCGGCGGGGAACTCCCTGCCGACATCGGCGGCATGATCGGCTGATCTGGAGATTTAAATGACCCTTATCCGCAAGGCTTCGCCCGGTGGCGGCGATGGGATGGAGTTCGTCCTGTCCGATGCCACGGTTGACCGCTACGGCGACTCTATTGTGGCAAAGGGCTGGGACTTGGCGTCGTTCGAGCGCAATCCCATCGCGCTGTTCGGCCACTCGCACGACTACCCCATCGGCCGCTGGTCCGACCTTCGCGTCGAGGGCGGCAAGCTGATTGGCCGGCTGAACCTCGCAGCGCGCGGCACCAGCGCCCGGATCGACGAACTGATCGGGCTGGTCGAGCAGGGCATCCTGCGGGCGGTCTCGGTCGGGTTCATGCCGAAAAAGGCCGAGCCCATCGATCCGGGCAAGCCCTACGCCGGCCAACGCTATCTAGAGCAGGAACTGCTCGAAACCTCTCTGGTCTCTGTCCCGGCAAACCCGGCCGCGCTCGCGGTCGCCAAGTCGATGCAAGTGTCCGAAGAAATCATGTCCCTGGCCTTTGGCGAGCAAGCCGAAGTGAGGCGGCGGGACGTGTCCAAGGGCGAGCAAGCCCGATCCGCCGACCTCCCTCAATCTCCAAGGAACCCCGCCAAAATGGAAAACACCCTCGCCCACCGCGTCGTGAAGGCTCAGGACGACCTGAACGCTTCGCGCGACCGCCTGTCCGCCCTGAACGCTGCCGAGACGCTCGATCTGGATGCCATCGAAGCCCAGACCGAGATCGTCAGCACCGCCGAGCGCACGTTCAACGCCCTCAAGGCGTCGGAAGCCAAGATCGGCGTCAACGCTGAACGCTCGACCCCCGCCTCGGTGCCGGCCTCGCCGCGCCGCGTTCTGGGTCACACCGAAAAAGACGGCATGGACCTGATCGTGCGCGCCGCCGTCGTTCGCGGCATCTCGGCTCACACCGGCCAGACCGTCGATCAGGTCATCGAGCAACGCTACGCCGGCCACGAAGCCCTCGGCGTCATCATGAAGGCCGACCAGACCATCGGCACCACCACGGTGTCGGGCTGGTCCGCTGAACTGATGCAGACCGGGTATTTTGGGTTCCTGAACGCCCTCCAGCCGTTCTCGATCTATCCGGCCCTGGCTGGCCGCGGTCTGTCGCTGGCGTTCGACCGCTACGGCGAGATCAAGCTGCCCAGCCGCACCGCTGGCGGCGCTGCCGGTGGTTTCGTCGGTGAAGGCTCGCCCATCAAGGTCGGCCGCATCACGACCGCTGCCGCCACCCTGACCCCGAAGAAAATGGGCGTCATCGTCGCGTTCTCGAAGGAACTGGCCAACCGCTCGACCCCGGCCATCGAGGCCATCGTGCGCCAAGCGATCCTCGAAGACACCGCCGCCGCCCTGGACCCGATCCTGCTGGACGCCACCGCTTCCAGCACCTCGCGCCCTGCCGGCCTCCTGAACGGCGTCTCGGCTGCTGCTGCCGGTTATGCCGGTGGTGACTACGCCGCCGTCCGTGCCGACTTCCAGGCCCTGCTCCAGCCGTTCTTCACGGCCAACGCCGCCGACAACATCACGGTTGTCATCAATCCGGCTCAGGGCCTCGCCCTGTCCCTGATGGAAGGCCCGGTCGGTGATCCCAACTGGTTCCAGCGTATCCGCGACCGCGTCACCATCATCGAGTCCACCTCGGCCACCGCCGGGCGTCTGGTTGCGCTCCGCAACTCCGACTTCGTGGCCGCTGGCGGCAACCCCGCGTTCGACGTGTCCGAGCAAGCCACGATCCACATGGAGGACACCACGCCTCTGGAGATCGTCAGCGGCACCGGCCCGACCACGGCTGATCCGGTTCGCTCGCTCTGGCAGACCAACTCGATGGGCGTCCGCATGGTGCTGGACGTAAGCTGGACCATGCGCCGCAGCGGCGTCGTCCAGTGGATCAACGGCACCAGCTACTGACCCCCAGGGGCGGCTTAGGCCGCCCCACCCCTTTTCCCTGCATCTGAAAGGCTCAAAGCCATGGCAATCCGCAGACACGTTGTGTCCGTGACTACCGCAGCGGACGGTTCCGCTACCGCCTACTCGCCCTCGCTGATCCGTGGCGGCAAGATCGCCGCCATTCACTACATCAAGGAAGACTATGCCGACGGCGTCGACTTCACGATCACGTCCGAAGGCACGGGCGAGACCCTCTGGACCGAGTCCAACGTCAACGCGACGGACTATTGCTATCCCCGCGCGCCGACGCACTCCAACGCCGGTGTGGCCGCCCTCTATGCGGCCGGCGGAAGCGCGGTCAATGACCTGATCCGTCTGGGCTCGGGCGACCGAGTCAAGATCGTTCTGGCCCAGGGCGGCAACGCCAAGGTCGGCGCGTTCCACATCGTGGTCGAGGACTGATGAACTGGGGCGGCCTTCGGGTCGCCCCTTTTCGTTTGTGAATCTGGAGGGTGGCAATGCGCGAGACCTGGTATGTTCTGGAAAGCGGCCAAGCGGTCGATCCGCGCGAGGTCGTTTCCGACGCGGCTGGCCTGCTGCGCCACAAGTCCGGCCCGGTGGCTTATCGGAACGGTGTGCCGTCCTCGCGTGGCGTCGATCTGGCCGAAGAGCGCGGCAAGGCCCGCGACCTGAAGCCGGCTGCCAAGGCTGGCGGTTACAAGACCCGCGAATCGAAGGCCGGCTGACTTGCGCCTCCCGGTCTGGCTAGGCGGAAAGAGCAAGGCGTCCGAGGGCGAGTATCGCCCCGGCCCGTATGCCCTGAGCGATGGCCTACTCACGTCCGTCGCTGGCCGGTTTATGAACTGGTGGCAGATGGGTTACTCGCCCAGCCCCTACGGCGAAAGCGGCGCAATGGTCGAGGCGTGTGTCTCGGCCTATTCGCAGACCGTGGCCATGTGTCCGGGCGACCATTGGCGCAAGCTGGAGAACGGCGGGCGTCAGCGCGTCGTCAACTCGGCCCTGAGCCGCATCCTGAAGCGCCCGAACGATTATCAGTCCATATCGGATCTGATGCTGAACCTGACCCGCCGCCTTTACGAAAAGGGCGAGACGTTCGCGCTGGCTATCCGCAACAACCGCGGCGAGATCACCGAACTTCACCTGATGCAGTTCGGCGTCCCGCGGCTCGCGGTTGACGGCACGATCTTCTATGACCTGAGCGGGAACGACATCGTCGATCTGCGTTTCGATCTCAGCAACCCCATTCCGGCCCGCGATGTTCTGCATCTGCGCCTTCACACGCCGCGCCACCCGCTGAAGGGTGAAAGCCCGATCCTGTCAACGGTTCTCGACCGTGCGATGGCCGGCGCGGCGCTCAATCAGCAAGTGGCGTTCTATCTGAATCAGGCCCGCCCGTCCTTCATGCTGGAGACGGACGAAAAGCTGACGAAAGAACAGACCGAAGCTCTGCGGGCGCGGTGGAACGAACAGACCCAAGGCGACAACGCGGGCGGAACCCCGATCCTGACCTGGGGCCTGAAGGCCAAGCCGGTAAGCATCTCTCCGCAGGACGGCCAGCTGGCTGAAATGCTCAAGATGTCGGATCAGAGCGTCGCGCTCGCGTTCCGCCTGCCCCTTCAGGTTCTCGGCCTCGGCGGCACCGCTTTTGCCTCGACCGAACTGCTGATGCAATCTTGGATCGCCTCCGGTCTGGGCTTTGCGCTGAACCACATCGAGGAAGCGTTCGGCCAACTGTTCGGCCTTCGCGGTTTGCCCGACGAATATCTGGAGTTCGACACGCGAGCCCTTCTCCGCAGCGCCTACCGTGAGCGCATGGAGGGACTGGCCCGCGGCGTCATCAGCGGCATCTACAGCCCCGACGAAGCCCGCGCGTCTGAAGACTTGCCGGCGGTCGAAGGCGGTCACGGCGCGATGCCGCGCGTCCAGCAGCAGGTCGTCCCGTTGAGTTACGGCAGCGAAATGAAACCGCCGGAGCCTGCCGCAAGCGCGCCCGTCGCCCCCGAGGAAGATCAGCAGGATGACCAGAGCGCAGACTCTCCCGAGGCAATCTCCGAGCGCATCAATGCTTTCGCCCTCTTACACTGAGGCGCTGGAGCGTTCGCTCGGTCAGGTCGTATCCCGCGCGCGGGGAGAGCTTGATTTGCTGAAGGCCCAGGCCGAGGCCATCATGGCAACGGCAAGCGCAAAGGCTGCGGAATCAGAAGCGCGCCTTAGCGCCCTCGACGCCGCCATCACCGCCCGGCTGGAGAAGCTGACGGACGGCGAGCGCGGTGACAAAGGCGAGCCCGGCGAACGCGGCGAGCGCGGCCCTGCCGGGAGGCTGCCGAACGTGAAGGCATGGGCCGCCGAGGTTCATTACGAAGGCGACGTGGTCACCTATGCCGGCCAGACTTGGCAGGCGCTGAAGGACACCGGCAACGAGCCGGGATCGGACGACTGGGCTTGCATTGCCGAGCGCGGCACTGATGGCCGGGATGCGTCCGGCATGGTCATCCGGGGAACCTGGGCGACCGAAAACGAATATCAGGCCCTTGATGTCGTGGCCCTGAACGGTGCGGCCTTTGTGGCCAAGATCGACAACCCCGGCCCCTGCCCCGGCGAGGGCTGGCAACTGATGTCGGCCCAAGGCAAGCGCGGGGCGCCCGGTGAACGCGGCGACAAGGGTGACAAGGGCGAGCGCGGAGAACCCGGCGCGACGGTGAAGGCCGTGTCGCTGGACGATTTCGGCGTGTTCTCGTTCGACTTGACGAACGGCCAGACGGTTCAATGTGACGCCCGGTCGGTGCTGGAGCGCATTATCACCGCGGCGAGGGATTTCTGATGCTGTCCCCGGTCCGCACTACCGCCCCAGCGACGAACCCCGTCACGCTGACGGAAGCGAAATCACAATGCCGCGTCGATCATACCGACGACGACACGCTGATCACCCTGCTGATCTCGGCGGCGACTGCGTATCTGGACGGCTATGCGGGCGTCCTCGGGCGGGCGCTGGTCACCCAGACTTGGCGGCAGGATCTGGAGTCGTTCTCTGACCCGCTTCGGTTAGCGCTTGGGCCGGTCGCGTCGATCACCAGCGTTACCTATTTCGACGCCGACAATGCCGTCCAGACGCTGGCCGGCACGGTCTACGGACTGTTCTCAGACGAGTTCGGGGCATATCTGGCGCTAAAGCCGGACCAGACCTTCCCGTCTGTCTATTCCCGCCAGGATGCGATCTCGGTGACCTATGTTGCCGGCGTTGCCGACAGTGCGGTTCCCGCGCCGATCAAACACGCGATCCTGCTGATGGTCGGCCACTGGTATGCCAACCGCGAGGCGGTCGCCCCTGGCCAGATGTATGACGTGCCGATGGCCGTTGACGCCCTGATCCGCCCTTACCGGCGCGTCGGGGTCTAGTCTGATGGCAATCGCCGCCGGCAAGCTCGACCGCAAGATCGTTCTTCAGCGGTTCACCTCGACGGTCGACTCCTACAATGAGCCGGTCCTGTCGTGGTCAACGCTGGCGACCCGTTCGGCCTCGTATGAGCCAATCAGCGACGGCGAACGGTTCCGGGCTGGTGAGACGGCGGCGACGGCATCGGCGCGGTTTGTCATCCGCTATTCGTCGGCGGTCTCGACCCTCAACCCAAAGGACCGGCTGACCTTCGACGGCGACACATGGCAGATCCTGCACGTTAAGGAGATCGGTCGCCGCGAGGGGCTTGAGATTAGCGCGACCGTTCGGGCTGATGGCTAAGGGCGTTAAGGTTCGGGTCGATGGTCTCCGCGAGGTTGACGCGGCCCTGGGTGAACTAGGCAAGGCAACCGGCCGCAACGTGATGCGGCGGGTGGCGTTGGCCCGGCTGGAGCCGATGGCCGAGGAGATGCGGCGTCTGGTTCCGGTGGACTCGGGCGACCTGAAAGACGGGATCGCCGTTACCACGAAGAACCCCAGACGAAACCGGAAGCGGTCGGAGGTCGAAGCCCACGCCGGGCCGGGTCGTCATCCGCAGGCCCACCTTCGCGAGTTCGGCGGGGACGGTAATCCGCCGAAGCCTTACGTCCGGCCCGCATGGGATGGCGGCAAGGATGCGCTGCTGGAAGGCATCGCTGACGATTTCTGGACCGAGATCAGCAAGGCCGCCGCGAGGAAGGCCAAGAAGGCCGCCAGATTGGCCGCGAAAGGGTAACGCATGGAAGCCGCCCTGATCGCCAAGCTGCTGGCCACGGCTGGCATTACCGCGCTGGTCTCGACCCGCATAAACTGGAGCCGTCGTGTGCAAGGCGCGGCGCTTCCCTGCATCGTCCTGCATCGCGTTTCCGGGCTTCCCGATGTTCACCACGCCGGGGCCTCGGGTCTAGTTGTGAGCCGGGTCCAGGTCGATTGCTGGGGCGCGTCCTACGGGTCGGCCAAGGCCGTCGCGCGGGCCGTTGAAACCGCCATCACGGCGCAAACCTTCACCCAAGGCGCAATCCGCTTTGACGTGATCCTGGTCGACTCCGAGCGAGACGATTCAACCGACGAGACCACCCCGCTTTTCCGCACCTCCCTGGACCTGATGGTCCATCACGCCTCGGCATCCTGAAGGATAAACACACATGGCCGCTTCTGCCGCTGTCAACGGGTTCGGCGCTGTCTTCGC